ACCCCGGCCGACCCGCCCAAGGACCCGATCCTTGCGGCGTTCGATAAAGCTCTCGGCTTGTCCGAGTAGGGGCTTGAAGCCCACTCAAGTTCAACCCCTACGAAAGGCTAGCTAATGGTACTCGCTACCACCGCACTGGGTTTCCAGGACCCGGCGGATATCACCAACCTCATTCTCCAGGACTCGCGGACGTACTCGTTCGTGCAGCGGCTCGGGACCCAGGTTCCGATGACCATCGCTGGTGGCCGTTACCTGAACGTGAACGACATCTCGGGCGGCTTCGTCGGCACCGAGGGTGGCCGCAAGCCGGTCGCGGACCCGACCACGGTCAAGGGTGACATCGCGGTTCGGGAGTGGGCCGTCGTGGTCCCCATCTCGAAGCGCCTGTTCCAGTACGACAAGCAGGGCGTCGTGAACGCCATCCGGGCCAAGATCCCCGAGGCTCTCGCCCGGGACTTCGACCTCCTGGCCACCACGGGCGCGGGCGTCGCGGGGCAGTCGAACCTGTCCTCGGTGACCCACAACATCACCCTGGCAACCGGCAACATGTGGACCAACTTCAACGAGGGTCTGCGCGGTCTGTCCCAGCGTCGGAAGCGTCTCACCGGCACCGCTCTTGACTGGGTGATCGAGCCCAGCATCAACGAGGAGCACGACACGAACGGCCGTCCGCTGTTCGTCGACTCCCCGGTTGGCCCGGAGACCAACGACGTCGCCCGTACCGGCCGCCTGCTGGGCCGCCCGGCTACCTTCGTGGAGCAGCTGGCCACGGGCACCGGCGCGACCCAGGTCGTCGGCTACATGGGCGACTGGAGCCGTCTCGCGTGGGGCACGGTCGGTGGCATGGAGTTCACGGTCTCGACCGAGGGCACCTACGTGGACGACGACGACGTCACCCACTCCGCCATCCAGGAGAACCTGATCCTGTTCCGTGCGGAGGCCCTGCTGGGCGTCCAGGTCGCGGACGCGGACGCGTTCGTCAAGCTCCTGGCCGGTAACACCAACCCGGCCGTCAGCTAATCAGAGGGAGAGTCATGGTCAACGTCTTGACGGCCAACGGAACGCTCATGGGCGGACCGGCTCAGGCCATGCGCAGGATGTTGTTCCAGGGGGCCCGGGTCTTGGACCCGGCTCCCCGCTCTCCACTGAAGGTCGAACCTGGGCGCCGAGTGCGGGTGCTAGCCGTGGTTCACGGTTGGTTCCCCGCCTTGGCGGCCGGGTCCGAGCGCATGATGCAACACCTTCTGGACGCGCTCCCCCGTGACGAATTCGAAGTCGAGATCCTCTCCTTCGGAATGGGCGACGGGCACACGCTCGAAAGCTCGTACAAGTACCAGGGCACCCGGGTCACTCGCGGGTTCGATAGCCCGATTACCCCGGACCTCATCATCTTGCACCACGGCTACGCCGCGCGGACTCTCCCGTCATTCTCGGAGCAGTACCCGAACGCGGCGGTCGTGGTCGTGCACCACAACGAGCGGTACGACACCGAAGACCTGCTCTCGATCCGCGCCGAACTCAACGTGTACAACACGAACTGGGTCAAGAAGGCGCTCGGAACGAACGGGATCGTGGTCCATCCCCCGCTCGAATACGACCGGCACCACGTCGCCGAAACAGGCGAGGCCGTGACCCTGGTCAATCTCCAGCTGAACAAGGGCTTCAAGACCTGGAACGAACTGGGCCTTCGAATGAGCCCCGAGTTCCCGTTCTTGGGCGTGATCGGGACGCACGGCGAGCAGCTCGCGCCGCACGAGACCCACGTCCAGGTCCACCCCGTGACCCAGGACATGCGCGAAGTCTGGGCTCAGACCAAGGTCTTGCTCATGCCCTCCGAGTACGAGAGTTACGGGATGTGTGCAGCCGAGGCCCTGATCTCCGGGATCCCCGTGATCGCGCACCCCACGCCCGGCCTCGTTGAGTGCTTGGGTAGCGCCGGGATCTTCATCGACCGGGACGACGTGGACGGGTACGAGCGGGCTCTGAGAGCGCTTCTCACGGATCCGGACTTGTATGAGGCCGAATCCCTCGACGCCCGAGAACGAGGGGCTGTGCTCGTAGCTCAGACCGAGAAGGAACTCCGCAAGTTCGTCAACGCAGTCAGGAAGGTTGTACGATGACCGTTGCGTCCGTAGCCGACATCACGGCCCGCGTCACCCGCCCCCTGACCCCGGGCGAGGAAGCCCAGGCCGCTGCAATGCTAGAAGACATCGAGGTCGAGATCCGGCGCTACGGCCCGGACCGGCTCACGAACCCCGCCTGGATTCCGGCCGTCAAGTCCGTGTCCTGTGCGGCGGTCATCCGGGCCATGCGCCTCCCCACCCAGCTCCAGTCCGTGGTTCCCTCGTTCGAAGGCGCCGGGTTCAGCTCGACCCCGGACACCCAGGGCGCGGTCTACCTTCGCCGGTCCGAGCGCCGGACCCTCGGGTTCAGGCTGAACGGCGTGGTCCCGGGCACACCTCCGAGGACCCTTCCCGATCCGGACTGGGGGTTCTGCTAATGGAGAAGATCAACCTCTATGCTCGGCTTGAGCGCACGATCGCCCACTCTGACGAACTCGAACGCGAGATGGGCGACGAGACATTCAAGATCTTCACCAAGGCTTCGGGGAACTTGGCCCGACACCGCCGGACCGGGAATCACCGAGTCACCCAGACCAAGGGCAAGGTCGACCACTTCGTGAATCTCGAAGGTGAGGCGTCCCTGGCCGTGGAGGAAGGCTGGTTCGCGGACATCGGTCGTTGGGTCGAGGGCCTGCACGTTCTCCGAGACGCGATCGAGGGGGCGTGATGCAGCTCGATCCCGTTCTCCTGGTCAAGGAGATTCTCACGGGCCTGGACTACGACGTGGAACAGAACGAGCGGTTCGACAACCGCGCGCTCTCGGCTGACGGGTATGTCTGGGTCCAGGAATTGACCGGGTTCACGCCCCATATTCGGTACTCGGATCGCCCGGGTATGCAGGTCATCGTCTATTCACAGGCCGGGGACGCTGCTGCTCGTAAGATCTCGTACAAGATCTTGGATGACTTGTCCAAGGCTCAGGGCCTCAGTTTCCTGAACGGGGGGATCCATCGGATCATCACCACGATCCGACCCTCGATCATCAACTTGTCCGGGCAACCCTCGGGAGTAGGTCGGTGTTCGATGCAATTCGATCTGATCCTCTCCAGCACCGCAAAATGGGATCGAATCCCAATTGACTAACCTCGAAAAGGAGACAATCTCATGGCGCTGAACGACGAGGGCTATTTCCTCGTTTCCCGGACCGTCATTTACGACGCGCCGATCGACACTGCGGCCCCGGCCAGCTCGGGTCTGAACTCCCCGGCCTCGCCCTGGGCCATCCTGGGCCACATCGGCGACGAGACCGCTGATGGCAACGCGTCCTTCACCCGCGACGGTGGCGACGTGACCACGAAGGGCTCCATCACCAAGCGCGCGATTCGTCAGGTCGTCCAGCCCGTGAACTCGGGTATCGACATCGACATCACGCAGTGGACCCGTCAGGTCCTTGCCTTCTACCACGGCACGAACGGCGGCACCACGGCCGGTTCGTTCCAGGTCTCGGGCAAGAAGGACGGCGGCACCACCGAGCGCGCGATCCTGATCGTGTGGGAGGACGGCGATAACCGCGTCGGCCTGTACGCCCCGCACGTGTCCTGGACCGGTCGCGACAACATCGACACGGACTCGATCGAGGACGCCGTTCGGATCCCGCTGCACGCGGGCTTCCTGGACTCGGCCACGATCGTGGACGGTAGCGGCGACCCGCTGCGGTACACCTGGCTGAGCCCGGACCTCCTGGCCCTCAGCTAATCCCCCAGTCGCTCAGTCCGGGCCCCGGAGTCATGGCCGTGGCCCGGACTGAGTTCCCATGACCGACAAGATAGGAACAATCACATGGCTACCGCTGCTGAGATCCGCGCTCGTGTCGAGGAGAAGTACCCGGCCTACCCGGTCGAGTTCGAGAACGAGACCGTGAAGCTCCAGTCCATTCTGACCCTGAGCGACGAGAAGCTGGAGGCCTTCACCAAGGCCTCGGCCAAGCTC